TGGCGCGAGTAAACGTGATAAGGTCGCTAAAAGCTATATTAGTTAACGCCATGTTTACACCGTAATAGCTTGAAGTTCTGCGTCGGTCAGGCGGCGCGGGTAGTAAGTGATGCGTTGAAGGTAGCCATTAAGAACGTTTGCCCCATCCGTCCTGCGACCAATAGTCATAGTCGTTACAGTAGGGATTGACCCAACAATATCGGTCGATACAGAACTTCCATTTAATGAAGATGCAAAATTGTCAGTTTTATAAGCGCCAACCAATTTTCCAATAGTGGACCAAGCGCCTGAATTAGTAGACGCTTGCGTCACTCCTCCAGCTAAAACTGCCAACGACGCATTGCCTGTAGTAATTAACTTAAACAGGCCAATTCTGTTGCTAATATCTGTAGAAACTTCTACAAGTGCGTACCCAGAAGCGTTTGACGCTTGTGGAATTGCCATTGCATACAACGAGCCTTCAGTTGCATTATACCAAGGGGTGAGCGTGTTGATTGTTGCTACGTCTGCTGCGCGGATGACTTCCACCGTTGAGGTTGGAATTGCTGATGTCGCAAAAGCGCCTAGTTCTAGCTGAGGTAAGCCAATGCGTAGGGTAAAATTAATAACCGCACCAGCGTTGAAACTGAAAAACAACCCTGTACCAACCCGCGCTGTTGTTGCGCCAGAAAGAGTTCCAGTGAAAAAATATCTTTGGGTATTTAATGCGGCTGTTGTCGGGCCTGCAGCGGGAAAATTATTTGACGTAGATATGGCACTACTAACAAACGCTCCAACTGCTGTATAGCTATTTAAAAAGAAATTTCTACTCGCTGTGTTTGCAAATGACCCAGCAACCAACTTAAGAAAATTAGTAATAGTCCAAATTTGACCCGCTGTGGCTACAGTTTGTGTAGTTAACTCTTCAGAAATTGAAATACTTCCGTTTGCAATAGCTGTACCAGCATATGTTACGTCTACGTAGGAAATTCCATTTTCTGTGCCAGTTCCAACAACAGTTCTCGTAACACCATTTGTTGTTCCTGTTGACCCCGACCAGTTTGTTGGCATCGTCCCAGGTGAGCCAGCAACAACACCAACCCCCGTACTGTTGCGGATGCTATTTGTCCGCGCTTCTTCAACAAGAAAGCCTTGAGCAGCTAACGTAGTCGGGTTGTAGTCAAAACGTGGCGCATCAACCGCTGCAGTCTGCAACGTACCCGTTGAGTCAAAATACGTAGCTGTACTAGCACGAGTAAACGTAATAATCTGACTGAATGTCTTAGCCGCCAGCGCACCTACGGCACTATCCCATACAGCATACTGCGCCGGAAGTTGGTATTGTTGCGTTAGAAAATTAACGTCTAAAGACTGTCCTTCAAAAGTGCTGTCTACTGTAGGCACTCCTGTAAAGATTAAATCTAAAGTAGGCCCTGCCTGCGTAAACGGATTTGCACCCCCGCCAAGGGAGTTATCATACGCAGGAAACGCAAACGCAACACCGAAGGACATTAGTACACCCGCACAATGTTGACCGCTGTGGTATTAGTAGACCATACCTGATCTACTTGCACAGGAATAACGCCCCCAGCAGGGACGTTGGCAAACACCACAGTATCCCCTTGTGCGGTAGTCACCTGTACGTTCCCGGCTGACCCCACATAAATAACCGAAGGTGATGGGAACGTTACCGTGTCGCTGGGGGTAACAGTTGCCGCCCCACCCGGAAACATGGGGAACGTCGGGCTAAAATTAGTCGCTTTTCCCATGATTTTTCCTATTAGTCGGCAGGACCGTAAGTGCCGTCAGGATTGCGCACGATATAGCTAAGTTCTAATACCCCGGCGCCAGTAGTGCCGCTACCATTGACTTGCGTAAATGAAATGAGCGCATCCGTAGTGCCTACGTTTGAAACAAGGGCTGGATTAGAAGTGCCTAATACAAAACCACCTCGACCAGTAGTGCCCGCAGTTGTCCCAGACGGCGCCGTAGCAGTATTGATAGCTGTGCCGTTAACAAAAAAGGCAAAGGTGGGGGCGGTAGTGGTGTACGCCGTAGTTGTAACAAATGCAATTGACTGAACGCAGGAACCAGCAGGCAGAACCGCCAGCAGGGTTTGCGCCGTAGTGTCAGCGTAGGCAACAGTGCGGAATTGAATGGAGTGAGTAGGCCCCATATTGCGGATTGTGCCCGCAGTAGTGCCGGTGGTGTCTTTGACGGTGCCTAACAGCCAGGGGCCAAGACGAGATGCGATACCCATGATTTTTCCTCAGTTTGCACCTACTGTCCTTGAGGGAGGTCTGACCAAGAAACAGTCAGTAGGCTAAATGGCTTGGTACACGAAGGGTACCACCAAAGCCGCGCAGATTGCAAGGGAAAAATAAAAAAGCCCTCCGAAGAGGGCCTTATACTGCTAGTTTAGATACAGTGTATCAAGACGAACCGGGCGAACCAAAGATGCCCAGCGGGTCGCTGACACCAAAGCTGTAACGTTCACGGCTCTTATAGCGAATGTTGCCGGTATCAAAGTCGCCATCCGACGAATTGCTGATCGGGGTACGGACAAAGTGCTTCAAGCCATTGGGCACATCGGTGGTCAGGAACCACGCATTGTTGTCCGTCAAGAAGTGGTTAATACAGTAGCCTTCTGGGATGCTACCATTGTTCTTGATGGCGTTGATATCGTTGTCCGTAGTACCCACACGCAGCGACGTTTCCAGCAGACGCGTAGCAACGAATTGCAGGGCCGGCGGGATGACCAGCTTTTTAGGTTTAGCAGCGATCAGCAAGCCACGCTCATCCACCCACGCAGCGATTTGAATAACTGCAGCTTCCAGAGAGGTTTCATTCAGGTCAGCAGCAACAGCCGGGCGGTTGGAGTTAGTACCCCCACTCACCAGCGGATGCGCCGTCGAACACAACGAAACACCGTCACCGTAGGTATAGGCAGCGCTGAAAGCGTTATTCAGGGTAGCAGCACCCTTAACCTGCTTGGTGTACGCCATAGCACGGGCCAACGCCTTGGTGTAACGAGCCGACAGCGAGTCGTACAGGTTATCTTCCATAGCTTCTTCCGTGATGGAGAAGCCCAGAGCGATAGTTTCGTGGTTGTAACGTGCGGTCCAAGCTTCCTGACCGTTTTCGTACTGAATAGCCTGACCTTCGTTCTTCACCGGGGCGGCAGAGAAACCCGACAGCTTGGTTTCCTCTTCAAACGAACGCTCAGAAGTCTCCGTTTCGTAGATTTCCTTGTGCTCTTCGCCGTAGCGGGCATACTCCAGACCAAACAGGGCGTTAAGACCCGGCAGGAGTTCCTTCAGTAGTTGTGCGCGTGAAATAGCCATTTTAAGTTACTCCTTAGATGGCGAGGGCAGCGTAGTACGAATGCGAACCAAAGTTGATCTTCACCAGCATCTCAGGATACTGGGTGAAAACAATGGTCGAAGCCGAAGGGATAGCCACCACACTGCCGGGGACTGCAATAGTGGCATTGATAGTGATCGAAGTGGCACCAGCAGCGGCGGCAGTAGCAACAAACGAACCCGTCTGGATACGTTGGCCATTAGCTGCAATGTATGCGACATCAGTACCTACCGGGATAGCGCTGGGTAGGCCAGTGCCAGTCAGCGTAATAGCCGTGGTGCTAGAACTACCCGTAGCAGTGATGCTTTGCGCGGTGTCACCCACAAGGCCAACAACACGGCAGGGGAACGCAGCGGTGGTCAGCGTAGCCGAATATAGCAAGGCATTAGCCGAGTTACCAGTGTTCACACTACCAGTACCATCAACCATTGAATAGTTCTGGCCAAGCATAGCAACACTGCCCGAAGCCATTACCGTGGTACCCGACACAACAGCCGCCTTAAAGACAGTATCCGGGTCATCGCTCACGTAGGCAAGACCGTCGCCGGCCAGGGTGCCAGCCGGCCAGTACTGTGAGAAGCGCTTTTGCTTCGTCACCGGGTCGGTGTAGGTGCAGCCCAGGAAAACGCCGGTAATGATGCCGGTGCCGCTGGTGGTAATAGCAGCACGCACAATGGTGCCACGGGTCAGGCGAACAAAGTCACCGTAAAAGATGTCCGTAGCAAAGCCATACTGGATGGGCAAACTACGGGTAGAACCCGCAAACACCTGACCACCGATCAGATTGACCGGCTTTAGGCCATACGGGGCGTCAACAATGGGGTAAGCCATATATCACTCCAAATTAGGTTAAGAACCGCGACCAAATTGGACCTTAGTACTCCGCTCTTTAAACAGCGGCATACGCGGGTCGTTGTCGCGCATAAAGTTGTTATCTACCGACTGCATCTGCCCATCCGCTTGAGCGTGATAATAGGCGTCGCGCTGTTCAGTAAACTCTGTAGGGGTTTTGCAGAGCATTAAGCCGCCGATTTCAATACTGTCAGGATACCGACCCGTGGAGCCAGTATTCATAAGCTGAATTTCAGGGTGCTCAGACGCTTTGACTGGTTCCCAGCCTTCGCGTAGTTTAGAGGAAATATTCATGGGATCATCTACGTTTAGATTAGACACCCGTACCCACCGGAAAGAATAGCCAGCTTCCACATTTGGATTCGGCAGCAATTGCGGGGGCATCCACTTCTTTGGGCGCTCAAATTTCGTGCGGTTTTCGAGTTCGCGGGGGAGTCGGGGATCAGCCATTTTGTTTCCTCATATCTTCTGCAACTTGCTTAGCATAAAGCTCCAGCGGAACTCCAAGTCGCTTAGCAATATTTACCTGCGTTTGGGTCAGCACGATTTTACGCGGTGCTGTACTGCGAGTAGCAGGTGCCACAACATTTGACTGCCTATTTACCTTCCTATCTCCAGAGGTATCCGCATCTGAAGACTTCGATGAGAAAAGTTGGTTAACTTCTCTATCAATTCGCCGGTAATAATCGTCGCTTGTTGGGTTTACTCCTTCATCCATCAAATCTTGATGCACCGCCAAAGCTAATGCCGTCTTCCGTCGATCCGCTCCAAACCAAGGATTAGCTTCACGCCACGCCTCTGCTTTGGGGTCAACCTGCGGGCTTCGGGGAGAAGTCTGTACGGGTTCTGCGGCAGACTGTACATCAGCTTGTTGCGGTTGTACAGGGGCAGCCTTGAAACTATTGAGCCGCTCAGCCTTGATCTTTGCGGAGGTCAACGCTTCCTGTGCAACAACTAGGGCATCAGAATCCCCAGCCTCATGTGCAGCTTTGTACTGCCGTTTTGCATTTTCAATTTCAGAGTCTACAACCTTTTTGGCTTGCTCTAACAACGCAGTTTGACCACGTGTTAGATTGCCCTGCAGTTGCTTGTTCTCTTCGATGGCTTTTTGCGCAATACGCAGTGCTTCATCTTTTTCACGCACGGCAGCTTCTTTAGCGCGGCGTTCTTCGTGGTAGCCTTTAGTGAAGTGCTGGATACGCCCACGCACTTTCTCACTATAACCCTCTAGCTCTTCATCGGTAACTTCAGTAGGTGCTTCTTTCATCACCTTACGGTTACGGTCTTCTTCAGGGGTGTCGTCTACTACTTCAATCTCTAGCTTCTCCTCTTCAACGTTAGCGCCTTTTTCAGCGCTAGTTTCATCAGGAAACTTAAAATCTGTATTAGCCATTTGGGCTCCTAGTTAAATGCGTCCAAAACCACGGGGGTCATCTACGGTTGCTTCTACGCTATCATCATTGATGATGCGGAACTCTTGACCGTGGATTTTTACTCGGGTACCCGTGTTGGGGCGCACCAGCACAAAATCACCAGCTTTACAAGACGGGCCACTAGGGAACCGCGTTTTGTCAGTGTACGCATCAGGGCCTACTTTAATTACAAACAGAACCGGCGACAGCAGTTCTTCATAATGCATAGTTTGTCCAGCCTTTACAATACCACTGTCATACTCCTTTTCAACATCAGGGAGCGCACACAGTAGGTGGTATGTAACAGGTTCTGGTAGCTGTTTAGGCTTCCCATCTGCAGCTTGCATGGCCGCTTTAATATGCTCAGGAACCACAATGTCAATCATCACCATTCTCCATTACACGCACGAGGTCTTGTAGTAGTTGTTGTGTAAAGGAAAGACCCCGGAGTTCCCCTACCAACGCTTTGTACTCTTCAAACGTTCTACAACTGCCCCCCAGCAGGGCAGTTTCAATACCCTCTTTGTGCTTAACTACTTCTTTAATTACGTCCGTTAGGGCCTGCATTTAATGTCCTATTAGTTTGTTGCGACTTCATACCAGCTTTTGCAATGTCAGCTTGAATACGCTTATCACCTTGCCGCTCTTGCGATTGCAGTCTAGCACCTTCTTTCTTCGCGTCAATAGTAATTCTATCTCGCTCAATTTGAAGTTTCTGCTGCGATAACTGGAATTCACGGTCGCTTTGCTCTTTCTTACGCGCCAGTTCCTGCTCTTTTAGTTGCAATTCCTTCATCTGTAATTGCATATTAGGGTCTTGCGCTTGTTGCTGCGCTTGTTGTTGCTGTGCTTGCTGTTGATTACTTTGCAGCAACTGCTGTGACGCTTGAGCAATAAGTTGCGACAACTGCGCTTCAACTCGGGGATCTAGATTGGCGTCAGGCGGCGGCAGTGGCACACCTAATTGTTGCTCTACCTTAGCGCGATAGTTAAAAGCTAAGTGCTCCGCGATATGGGCCATAATAGAACCCTGCATCTGCTGTGCCATCGGGCTTTGACCAATTAGCTGCATCACACTGGGGTCTTGCATCAACGCCATGTGCGTAGCAATGTGTGCATCATGGTCTTGGGTAATAAACGCCTTAGTTGGCTTACCAGTCAAGAACGACATATTCTCGCTGATAGGGTCGCGGGGTTTTTGGTCCTCATCACCAGGGATTAGCTTCTCAATGTTCTTGATGCCAAGCACTTCCAACATCTGACGGTGTAACTGGGGTAGGTCATAAATCTGCGGTGCGCCTTGCGCTAATTGAATAGCCGCTTGGTACTGCATGATACGCTGCGCCATGGTGGCAGCGTTAGGGTCACTAACCGGAATTACTTCTGAAGTAGCGTAGTCAGACTGCTTGGCTTTACGCTCTGCGTTGCTAGGATCATACTCATACTCTTGTGGAGTATTCTCTTGGATGATTTCCTTGAGTAGTTTGAACTCCATCCGCAGTGACGCATGCACCCGCGCCTGCACAGCAGACATGGTTTTTAGCGTGCGCTCTAACAGCGCCAACGTGGTACCAACAGGCGCCTGCGCACTCATGTCGGAAATGTTCATGTCGCTGATAGCTCCTAACCGCCGTCCTTCCTCAGTAATCTGATTCAGCAAGGCCAATAAGGTCTGCGAGGGCTCCTTGTATGGGAGCGGCATGATGTTGTCGCGTACGGTCCCGCTAGGCACGTCCACATCGCGGAATTCGCCTGGGGCGATTGGGGTGTCGTCGCCCTTGATTCGTAGACCACGACTCTTTAGGCCACCGGGCAGATTGCTCAGCGATCCCGCGTCCACCAACTGACGAATAAGAGAAGTCCCAGCGCGAGCATACCCGCCAATAAGGTGTACAAGCCCCAGACCATAAGCGCCAAAACCAGGGATGTAAGTATACTGTACAAAGTGCTGCCTCTTTTGCTTACGCCGATCTTCTTTGTCCCAATTTCGGTAGATAGACAGAACCTTCGTAGACCCACGTTCAATAGTGACAATATACGGGCGCTCAATTTCGTCTTCGTCTTCGTCGCCAGGAATCGTGTAATCAAGGTGAAGCTCAAGCACTTGGTACCGATCATCTTCGGTCAGTGAATATCCTTGTTCCTCAGCCTTTTTCTTTTCTACGTCAGTGAAGAACCGTACCGGGTCGCCTAACTCTACGTCACGGTAGAACCCTGCAACTTGTAGCTTCTTGATGTCGTTTTTAGTCTTGCGCATAACGTGCGTAACACGCTCAGCATTATAGACGCTGCTGGCACCATATGGCATCACCACATCTTCAGGAGGTAAGAAGATCGCAGTCTGACGCTCCAGCGCCGGATCAAAATACACTTTCTTAAACGCAGCACCTGCAAGGCCCAGGGTGTACAACATACGCTCATGCTCATGCCGATACTCAATCATCACCTCAGTGAGTTGATAGTTCATATCGTCGCGCACGCGCTCAGCCGCTTCTTCTTTCAGCTTGTCGATAGCACCGATGATCTGTGTCTTGACGGGGCCTTGTGCGGGGAAAGTCTCTGTAATCATCTCCGCTTGAAAGCGGATACCTGCCTCAGTCAGCAGGGTCGAATACACACCGCATGCACCGTTCCAGGGTTCGGTACGTTCTTCGTACTTCATCCCCAGGACTTCAAGCCCCTTAACGAACGAATCCACCCAGTCTTTACGGCTGTTGGTATCTGCTTCAACAAGGTCGATAAGCTCACCCGACAGTTTGCTTAGCTCTCCCTCATCCATATCTTCAGCTAAATTTGCACCAAAGTCATCTTCGTCTTCATTCTCATCTGAGTCATCCTCTTCACCTTCAAGGATAATCTCAATAACAGCTTCGTCAGAATCAGGGCCTGCCGGAATATCTGCGCCCATACCTGCAGCAATACCTTGTAGTGGGTTGAAGGGAAGCATTGCCTTATCCATATTGGTAGCCATATCAATCCTTATTACGGGTTACGTTCAATAATAAGCTGCCCTACGGCCGCTCTTAAAATACTGCACTTCATCAGGCATGTCTGTCGGTAGAGTGATAAACCCACCTTGTCTAAACCTAGCTAAAGCCATACTGGTTACGTCAACCATGTCGTCGTGGCTACCGTACGGGAAAGCTACGCACTGTTCAATCAAATCCTCTGCCCAGCGCCTGCCCTCAGGGTACCACACCATCCCGCTACGCAGAATATCAGCCACGGCATTCAGACGGGCGATCTTGTCCCCAGTGCTTTTAGACGGTGTAAACTCCTGCACCGGAATCCCCATGCGCCGAAGCTCCTGATACAACTGCGTCCCAGCAGACTTCTTTTCCACAATCAACGCGTCTGGTTCCCAGTCCTTATACTCTCGCATCGTAAGGTCTTTAAGCTCTGGGAACTCAACGCGGACGTTGATGACATTCAGCAGTATCAAGTGCGAGGCACCGTCTGTTAACCGATCATCACTAAACACACCCCACGTAGCTAGCGCAGTAAAGTCCGCTCGGTTATGCGCTTCAGCCGCAGCGTCTAACGTCATAATCACATACTCACACCGTGGCGGGTCTTCCTTCGTCCACTTCTGCCACCATTCACGCTTAATAATTGCCGCCTCTTCAGCGGTCGGTGTCTGCATGTACTGCGCATTCCACTGGTACGTAGGCATGGATGCCTTTGTACGCTTTAGCGCATCTAAATCAAACTTCTCAGGCCACAATGCTTTAGGGCCATTATCGGTATCTAAGATAGCTGGGAATTCAAATACTTCGTATTGGTCCGCATCTTCATTGGAACCGCCATCTTTAACCAAGTGGCCAATTAAGTCGTCCATGTGCCACCGTGTATGCACGATTGCTACCCGACCACCCGACATCAATCGAGTCCGCGCACCTGTTGTGAACCACTGATAGGTCTTCTCTAATGAGTCAAAATTACCATTTAAAAGATCCTGCTCACTATGTGGATCATCAACAAGGAGCAAATCAGCGCCACGACCAGCAATACTAGCACCAACACCACAACTAAAGTATTCACCTCCACTATTGGTGCTCCATCGTCCTGCGCTTTTGGAGTCTTGCGCGAGTGTGACATTTGGGAAAATATCCTTGTACGCTTGTGAGTTGACAATATTACGCACCTTCCGACCGAAATCTACAGCCAAATCCCCTGTGTGGGAGGCCATAAGCACCTTCTTATCCGGGTACTTACCCAGAAACCATGCCGGAAATAACGTAGAAATTAGGTGTGACTTACCATGCCGGGGTGGAATAGACACTGCAACACGGTCTTTTTGCCCGTATGCAATCTCCATTAAGAGATACGCTAGCTTTCTATGGTGCGCAGCTACAATATACTGGGGGTCAATGTGCTTACAGAACTCAATCAGGTCTAATTCACACTTCTTAGCGTGATTTCGGCGCTCTAATTCCTCTACGACTGCAAGAATCTGCGTCTGCTCTGGTAAAGAGAAGCTATCTAGGTTGTCATACAGCGTTTTAATGTCTTCTGTAGACAGACTACCGACATTTAGCATGTATTTATCCGCATTTAGATATCGTTAAGGGCGTTTTTATAGTCAATTGAACGCGTAGTTAGCTCTACATGAGGCAAAATCACTGCATCCTGCACTTCTGTGTCACCCATAAGCTTCTTTAGCTTGGACTTAAGCACTTCTTCAAGCTCGCTGGTAGACCTATTAGTTACCGTAACCTCAGTACGCTCTGAAAACAGGCCAACATCACTAATTTTACCTAGTAGCTCCAACGCTTTCATGCGGATACGTGCGTCATTGTTGTCAGACTCTACAATAAGCTTGTTGGTTACGTAGTGACGTAGGCTTTTTGCCTCATGCACAATCTCCATATCATACTCTTGCAGGATGCTACGCACAAAATACGCACCTCCTGGGGTACTCATGGCGTTATTTACCGCACTTACTTGAGGTTCTTGTCCCTTAGCTAATGCACTCAGAATAGCCTTGGCTGAATCCTTTGATTGTTTAAGTGACGCGTCATCCCCGCTATACCCTTCTTTCTCTAATAGTTGTGCAGCGTTACATGCAGCTACCGCTTTAGCACGCACGTCCTTGTACGGCTTTGATGCACCTGTTGGGATAGGGATGTGTTCTTCTACGTCGCAGATAATCATGATTTATTCCAAGCACCTTACGGGTAACGCCATCGTTCCGAAATGAGTCTACCAGTGAAATATTTATACCGCAAGTGGTGTTATAGCTACTCCTACCGGGGGGTGTTTCTATATTGGGGGTGGGTGGGGTCTGACTTGGGGGATTTACTTGTGGGGTAGGGGGGGTCTAATTATGTTGTTAAACTTTTTGAGAGGTCTTCGTTGGTGCAGATTACACACCGTAGGTGCGCGGGCGGAGTCCCAACCCAAAAGCGGGGGGTGGGTATAGGGTGGGTCATTAACCGCGGTTAATTGACAAGTTTAGCGTGGGGGGTTATAGTTCAATCACTCGCTGCAATGGTGCGGCGAGAACAACCGAAAGAGTTCTATCATGGTCAAGATTGTTTCCCCCTTTGTGTTTACCGGTATTGTTCTGGCTGCCGTTGGCGCAGCTAATGCTAGTGGTTCGTTTGTGCAAGCCATTGTGGATGCACGTTTGCCCTTGAAACGCCCACCTAGTGAATCACAGATTCAAGCATGCTTGGTTGCCATGGCAGATGCATGGCGCATCGCTGGGCTGGATGCCGCTAGTTTGAAAGTGTACGGTTCTTGCGCAGGCACGTTGTTGTCATGCCCGATGGCCATGTTGTTGGAGGCTTGCAAATATGGCACCGGTAGAAATGGTGTCATGCAACGAGTGAATGCGATGATGAAACCGGCCGATAGCACCAAGCCCCGGCGCGGCCGACCTGCCGGCAAGGGTGCGGGCAAGACCGCCGCCAAGAACAGCGGCGCCGCAGTCGATCCTTTGGCCCCGGCGGCGAACGACAGCATCATCCCCAAGGATGGTGTTAGTCCGATGCACCGTTGGTTGGTTGCACTGGCCGCAATGGATAGCGGTGCATTGATTGTTCGCAACGCCAGCAATGGCACCATGACAGCAGAAGATGCTGTAGCGTTTCAAGCCGCAGTGAAGGTGTGCAAAGCAATCGTCGGCAAGTACACTGCCAAGCCGGCCAAGTAATGCAAAGCCCCCTTTAGGGGGCTTTTTTTCGTCCCGACATTTGTCAGTCGGCCGGTCGGGGACCGGATGTCAAATTGGCACGCGAGAGCGTGCGGTATTAAATAGCGGCCGAGCTTCACGCGAGCTTCACGCGAGCTTCACGCGAGCTTCACGCGAGCTTCACGCGAGCATAGCTTGACATATACCGTGTACTATGCTAGTAGGTGAATTAACCGCGGTTAATTGCGCGGCAATTAAATATTGTGGGTCTATAGTGCGGGCACCCGGTCCCAGGGCGCCACGCGAGCGCGGGTAATTAACCGCGGTTAATTCGTGGGTCTAATGCACTTTGCCGTTTTCTAATTGACCCACGCTATGCACCCAGGCTATTTTTGAACGTACCAGCGTGTTCCATCACGTACCAAGGCTTGAGTACGTTTCTTAAATTTCTAAGTCCTTGATGTGATGCACTTCCTTGAGCGCCGTTCCAAACGTACCTATCTATTAATATATTATAAAGTTCTAGAAATTAAGGGTATACCCGCTTCTTTTTCTATATGTTTTTGTTTTTAGGGCAGAAACTAAAATAATAAAATACAAAAAGAGGTAGGGGCTCTTCGTCCAAGACTTTACACTTTTAGCAAAAGAAAGGAACGCTTGGAACAGTCCACACAATCCCCTTACGAATCAATGAGTTAAAAGTTTTTTCAATGTTCCCATGCAAGGTACGTCGTGGAACGTTAGGTACGTTGGCCCTTCCAGACTCTTCTGATAGTTTTTTCCAATTGGGAAGTCTAAGAAAAATTGCGCATACTCCCACATTTCCACCCCATTTAGCCGCCCAACAGGCCCAATTACAAGCACAGTGCATACCTAAATTCCTTCCCACCACTAAATTTCTTCCTTGCTTCCCCAGGAATGTCTAAAAATGAACCGCGTCAAAATTGGCACCATCTCAGATATTTGCAGTAGAATTCGCGTCACAGTTGACGAGAACAATGTACCCATCATTCTCTTTCGCACACACCCTTCACTCACCAAAAAGCACCACGGAAACCCAGTGCCTTATGTCAGCGCTGGCAAGGGGCACCCTGATTTTCGATACTATATCTGCGGGCATTTCCTAGTCCCAATGGTGACCTACCTACCGTACCTGGATGCCACTAAAGACCTCTCAGATGCTGATGCGTTAAAACTTACTGACGACAATTTAGATACAGAAGGGGCGTACGAGTCTTACAAGCTTGCGTCTGAAAACACCCTGTGCATCAGATGGCCAAAAGCCGTCCGTAATGGTCTGGTAGATAAGTGCATACTGAAGCTGCTAGATGATGGAGCTAGTGTGGTGGATGTAGCTGACTTATTGATGACAACTGTACAAAGAGTGCATAACATAGCACCCACCGCGCAGAATACCACCCGGCGAGTCTTTAGCAGTCCGATAGGGGCCAACCCTGCGAAGGTAAAGCGGGCTAATCACACCATCATAGGTTCACCTGAGTACCAGACTATCAAAAATGCATGCGATTACGCACGTAGAAGGGCGCATGCACTGAAGATAGTCTGCGACTTCTTGGTAACCGATGCAATCCCTACCATGTATGACGTAAACAAGATTTCAGGTAACGGTAGTGGCGACTTGGTGGTGCCCAAGGTATGCCCGGTGTTGCGGGTTCGCCTTGACTATAACGAATATGACGATGAGGGGGGGCTTAACAAGTCGCTCTATGTAGTGCGTGTTTGGCGCAAAACATCTGGTCCTGACGGGATGGCGGCTATGGATAAGAACAATGTGATCGTTATGTCCACCGCTGCCTCATGGGCTATTGAAGGTACGTATGCGGCAAAGAAACTGGCGAACTTTATGGGGGTAGACCAACATGAGGCACTGGCTGAGTGGAAAGCTAAGTACGGTACGAGAACGGTGCCTAGAGAGGTGAAGATTGGCAGGCCCAGGAAGGAGCGGTGATGCACATATACAGGACAGACTACACCGACAAACGTTACCTATGGTATCTAGCAGGTGCGGTGGAGTGGGTAGGAAACAACGTAATATCCACTACAGATTACTGTGGTGAGGGTTACTATTATGGCTATCAAGGTATCGCCGAAGGGGAAGGTTTTAGATACACTGATGGTACGTCATACGGGCACTACGAAGGGTACGGGAATGGGTGGGGGTACTGCTACTCGAACGAAGGCGGCGCAGCATACGGGAAGGGTGATAGATATGAATACTGACACACGCTTCATGTGGTATCTAGCAGGTGCAGAAGAAGCAATGTTAGACGTAGAAGAGCACAATGGCAGTGGGGGCGGGTACTATTACTTTAAGCCGTTTGTTCAACACGGTTGGGATGGGGAGCGGGGCGGGTACTCAAACAGCGGTGTTGGGAGGGTATACAGGGAATGGTTTACTACCGATAACGGAGATGCTAATGAATACTACGTATACTAGAATGGCCCAGGAAGGAGCGGTGATGGCTAGAAACTACATTAACTACACGAAGCCAGTGATGTTAAATACTAGCTGGCAGTGGTCTCATAATCCGCATGCTAAGTATGGGAGGTTAGTATGGGCGCTTAAATGGGCGAGAAACCCTGGTGAAGTCTATGCGTATATATACCAAGTATCTGACCCATCGCATATGAAAGATGATGTATTCACAATTGTGATGAGTAGGACAGAAACACACGATGGGGGGTTTAAGACTTCGCACCTTGATACGTTAGAGGGTGCCTCAGACACTGTAGAAGAAGCTATGCAGGTAGCTGAGACACATATACTGTTCACTCTGAAAGAGGTATAGGGGGTTGACATAATACCCTGTTTGTGGCATAATTGTATTCAGTTGGGGTCATAACAGCCTCAACACCTTGAAGTAGGAAGCGTGAGCTACCGCAAAGGTCGAATTAACCGCGGTTAATTCGATACCGTTGTAGCGCAGGCCAGAAGGCAGTGGGATGTGGTTGGTAGTCGTCGCCCGTATACACAGTGGGGCATAGTGGCTATCAGGAAATCACATACATGAGTCAGAGGCTAGGCAACGTGGGGCTACGGGATGGGTCGGGATGTACTGATGTACTACCACGTGGGGCTACCCCTGTTATACACGCTCTCTAAACCTGCTAATACGCTCTGCATCTACCGCCTACTTTCGGGCGGCGCATACCCGTGAGGGTGTGACAGGTGCATCGTACCGTATGGAAAATGCATAGTAGTGATAAGCCTTCGACCCGGACACACGCAGTGATGCGCTGGACGGCAACATGCTGGGAAGCATGGTCGGTGAGTTCGTACTTCCTGCACTAATACGTGTGACAAACCACACGTAGCATACGTCGAGTAAAAGTCTCGGATACACATGGACTGAGGGGGAAGCCCCTATTGCGCTGCAACGTCTTTCTATGTGTATCAAAACCCCGTGCTGTCTTCTACTTGAAGACTACGCCAATACCAAGGTGCATGGGTGCGGGCCACGCGCTACAGTGGCATACAGAAAGACGTAGCGGATACATAACAGGCGGCACAGAACATCGTGTCGCCTCCTTAATTGGAGTAGTTTGTTATGTACGACCTCGCTACCCTCTCATAGAGGGTAGCTATAAGGGTTTGAATTAACCGCGGTTAATTGAGCCTTTATAGCTAGGATGTCCTAGTGTTTTCACTACCGGAGAGTAAGATGACTAAGACTATTGAGAACTGCAAGGGGTGGACGCAAGACAACAACGGCAGGTATTGGTTCCGTATTGACAACGGCAAGCACCCCACTAGGGAAATGTGGGTGGAGAGGTCTATAGGTCTTTATGCGGTGTGTTTACCCGGTGATGAGCCGGACCATGCCACCTTTACGGTGAGTCATTCATTCACCACTGCATGTAAGTGGTACATGCACGCTTGGCGTGCAGCGAAACAAGGAGAGTAAGATGAGAGTTACTAACGCAATGCTTGACATCGTGGTCAAGCGTTTGAATGAATCTACAGGTATGCCGTTGACCCCCTACGTTGGTAGGGAACCACAGGCTGGCCTACCATCATCGTTGACGCAGCCTATGGCCGGTCGATTGACAAGGTTATGAAAGGGGTTTGATATGGCATTCATTCTGGAGTTTGGTCTGAAGGGTGGGGCGCACGTTGACAACGTGGTGGTGCCTACTGCGAAGCTGGCTGACAAGCTGGCGCGGAATCTGGTGCATGTGTTTAGTAATAAGCACTTGGATAAATGTGAGATGTGGGCTATCACCAACGAGAAGCATCGCCGCACGCACCGTGAATGGTGGGAGTCAGACACCCATTTCGTTGCACTCACACGGGTGGGCAACAACTCAACGGAAGGCAGCGCGTCTTCCAAACTTTGGTTTCGTAAGGAGCAATCATGAGCATGAACATCATCACCAACTGGGTGCCCCGCAATCTGGTGGCACTGCATGAACTGCCTGCCAAGGAGCAGACGTTTTTCGACTACGTAGATGAGGATGATTGGTATACCCCGCGCTTTGTGCAGTATCGTGGTGGATGGTATGACGCATACGACACCCAGCGTATTGAGCCTGACACGGGGCGGCAGAATCCCATGGGTTGGGCTATCAGGGTGCATCCGGGTAGCCCGCTGTGCCTGTTCGATTCGGTGGAGAGCGACAGCTTTTTTAGCGGAGTGTTGTATCGCTTTGTTGGGGAAGATCAAGTTGTGGTTGGGAGGTACTTCACGTAGTCGCTGCGGTCAGCGGGGGGATGTCATGCACATGCACTACCTATGGTACCTAGCCGGGGCTAAGGATTGGTCACGTAGTAAAACATACTTCGGCTTCGGCTTCGGCTTCGGCTACGGCGACGGCTACGGCAACGGCAACGGCAACGGCTACGGCTACGGCTACGGCGACGGCTACGGCTACGGCTACGGCTACGGCGACGGCGACGGCGACGGCGACGGCGACGGCTTCGGCTACGGCGACGGCTACGGCAACGGCTACGGCAACGGCTACGGCTACAAATACTGAAAGAACCAAGTGAACAAACGACAGAAAGAAATCGCGTTGCAAGACGCACGCACCATGTACCATATGCTAGAGTTGGCGGCGGCATTGAAGCACCCCATCATGGGCAAGGCTTTTGCCAACACCCTGTTGGACACCGATGCGCGGTTGTACCGCAGGCTTACAACCCTAAACAAATCTTTGGAGAATGCAGAATGAAAGTCAACGTCGAAGTCACCGACACATTCGGTGGTGAAGCTAACTACTCATGGGTTAAGCGCAAAGAGCTTGACCTAATGGATGCGCTGTCGAAGTACAGCATTGTGCGGCGTGTGAAGAAGGAGATTGGTTGGTCGGGCCAGAGGTGCCTGACGGTGGACTACGGGGACACGATTGAGTTGCGTCCCTACGGTGTTTGTCAAGTGGCGTTTATTAACTTTGGAGAGTGACTATGCCCCATGAAAGCGGCATGCGGTTTGGCAGGTTAGTGCTTGTAAGTAAGGTAGGCACTAAGCAATGGACATGCTTGTGTGATTGTGGTGTGACCGTCCAGAAATGGGCTAATAACTTACCACGGGCAAAAGTTTGTGGGCGCAGTTGCCCGCTCAGTCTAAAACGCAAGCATGGTGGAACTGGTACTAAGGAGTACCACGCTTGGACAGATATAAAATACAGGTGCTTCAATCCTAAACATCCACGGGCGAAAGATTACAGTGGACGGGGTATTGGCATGCACCCTGAATGGAAGGATAACTACACTGCATTTTTAGCGTACGTCGGTAACGCACCTAGCCCCTCGCACGCCATTGACCGGATAGACAATGACAAAGGCTATGAGCCAGGGAACGTGAGGTGGGTAACTACGTCTGAGAACAACAACAACAGACGCAACAACGTAACACTTACCTATAAAGGAGAATCTAAAACAGCAGCGGAATGGGCTAAAGAACTAGGGATGGATCAAAAAATTATTCGCCGTAGAGTACACAGGGGGTGGACTGTGGAAGACGCTCTTAACACCCCACTAAAAACCAGTAACGAAGGAACCTAACATGGCACAGTACGGAAATGTGGAAGTCAACTTGCAGAAGAATGAGCAAGGACAGATCGACTTGGGTTTGAATTTGGTGGTGGTAGACAACGGCTTTGTCTACGTGGGTAACGTCATCTATGACGAGGGTTATTACATCGTGGTCAACTGCGCCAACGTCCAAAAGGCAGGCACTGAACGAGGGTTCGGGCAGATCGCATTCGATGGACCCACCAGTAGCACGGTGCTGGACTACAGCCCGCACATCTTGGTACCCGCCAATCGTGTGTGTCACCTCATGAAATGTGTGGATGACAAGTGGCAAGGTCACATCCGCTAAGCAAGGGGGGCAACGCCCCCTTTTACACAATGTGGGAAATGGTGGGCGCTATCGTTGCATCCAATGAAGAAGGAGTATTTCATGGATACTTTGATGGAGATGGTAACAAGCTGGCCAGCTTTTCTGGCGGCGGCGGTTGGTTTGTTGGCTATTGCAATGCAGGCGTATGCCAAGGTGCCTCGCAGGAGTACGTCTATCAGTATTACTGGACGTACCGCAGGATACTGGGGAACCGATACTGATACAGAGATGGCTATTGCGGAGTTTTTTGTGGTAAAGTACCGCACACAGGCGATGGTGTCCGGGCACTTCCAAACAGCGAGAAACCTGCGTAAGCAAGGGGTACCGCTGGAGGTGGCAAGGATGATCTTGTTTGGAGAACGGCGTGACCGCACTGCTTAGGGAGGTGCTGAAAGAACTCGACAAGGTAGAATTACCAGAAGGGTTTACGATAGACAAAGAAGACGTAATGCACCAAGAGATGTTCAAAGACGGTTACCTAATGATTGACTATCGTAGAATCGGTGTAGCGTGCATCACAGACATAGGTAACCACAATCGTGCAATAAGCCCCGGCTTGAAAGGACCACTATCAATAGAGAAGTATGACAACAAAGAGTGGTCAGCAGTATGCGATGCTGACACACCGGAACAAGTAGTAATGGCGTTTATCACATTCGCAACATTTGGAGAGTTCACATGAACCAGAGCATTCAGTCCTACGATGTTTTCAACAACGAATTCCAGAAGATCGGTGTGGTTCAAGCCGACAGTGCAGAGGCTGCATTGACCGCAGCTAAGAAGCGATTCCCTCTGGTGCCTGCCCCCATGGTGCAGCCGACACC